TCAATAGTGAGTTCATCTCCTACAGCCACACCATGACTTGTGATCGTAATTGTTACTGTAGTTCCTGATTGAGAGTAGGTTCCTGTCTTTGTGAAGCCTTCCCCAGGTGGAGTGAAAGTAAAGCTGGCACTGTCATTGGCACGACTATCAAGGAATCCTTCTATGGTATCCGCATCTGTTTCCGATACTTCAAAAGTAAAATTATAAACTTTTGGATTTTGATGAGCAGCAAGTCCAAATAATATTCTATGTTCATAGCCGTCAGCGAAACGGACTGTTCTAGTTAGTGGTGCGGATCTTTTTTGTTGTCCGTAAGTTGGTGTGATTGATGGAAAAGTAGCCATTATGCAAGTAAACCTCCAGGTCGTTTTTGCTTAATTAATTCTGATTCTATCGCTGCTGATAATGCAATGCCCAACTGCCTTCCTTCTTCTTCATCTCCCTCTACATTAGATCCAGAAGCATCTACATTTACAACTATGTTTGTTGATCCTCCCATCTGACTATTGGGTGTGACCATTCCACTGACACCTGGTGTAAATAGCTCTGGTCCTTTTTCTCCTACAATGTAAGATCTTCCTGCTTTTGCTGGCCCTCCATTTGCTAAAAATCCACTAAATAAACTACCAAATAAACCTAATCCTTTGGTTAAAGTTCCGCTTGCATTACCAAAGAAAGCCATGTTAAATGCAGCATCTATCATTTTGTTCAATACATTGTTAAGTACATCATTTAGAGTTGACGTTCCACGGATTAATCCCTGTATTCCTTGTGCTAAATCTGTACTTATATTTTGGGTTAAACTCTTAAATGATTGTTCAATCATTCTCGCATTTTCTACTAACTGTTTGGCCTGATTGTTCTTTTCTACTAAAGCTCTTACACTTAATCCTTGTGTATCGAGAAGTTTTAGTTCTTCCTCGTTTAAGTTTTCAGTTATGGATTGTATTTGTTTTTGTATATCTGCCTCTTTTAAACCCTCTTCTACAACTAATTTGGAAAACTCTACTTCTTTTTGCATAGCTTTTACTTTTTTCTGAGCACTAGCAACTCTTTTAGCATCAACTTCTAAAGGTGTGTTGCCTCCTGCAAAACTACTACCTCCTCCCATAAAGGCATCTAGTCCAGCAGGGTTGGTTTGTCTAGCTAAATCAAACTTTCTTATAGCTTGCCTTCTTTCATTTGTTATTTGTAATCCCTCTACATTAGTTCCTATCTGTGCCCTCAATATGTTATCAATCTGAGATTGACTCATTTGAGATAGTACACCACCAAAATCCTTAAGGAATTGTTCTTCACCTGGACCTAAATTGACTGTTCCTTTTCCTTCACCTAAAGAAATAACAGTACCCTGATCCAGTACTTGATTTACAAGTTTTAAAAATTGAGATATTGGACCAGCTAGAGCTAACTGTAAATTAATAGTAAGTTCTGCAAATGTTTTATTTAATTCTTTGGAGGCTTCCCCTGCTCTTCTTAATTTTTCTGCTCCATCCTGTCCTAATACAGCAGTTAATTCTTGACTTAATAATGTAGCTAATTTTTCCCGTTCTCCTAAAGATTGTAAAACTTTTGCTCTATTTTCCGCTTCTTTAGTACTGAATAAAGATTTTTGAGTTAATAAATTAAATTGACCATCCAGCGTTTCTATAGACCTTCCTAATTCTGTGACTGAATTAACGAAATTAGTTATACCAGATACTACAGCCGTTCCAATTAGACCTCCTGCGAAACCTCCCATCTGACCGCCAAATACACCGCCAAGTCCTCCACCAACTCCACCACCTAAAGCAGCAAGTGGTCCTTGACCAAATAGCAGAGGAAATGCACCACTTATCGCAGCACTTTGTAATGCTGCTCCTCTGTTAGCCTGAAATAGTCTACCTAAGTTACCTTGTGCAAATACAGATGTTCCTGCTGGACCTCGTAATAATGTGTTACCTCGGAAATTTAAATCTGACCTAGCTCCAACATTAATTGGAGGTGCTTGAGGTCCGAATTGCGATGCTCTAAATCCCGTGCTTGCTCCTGTTTGAATTTTCTTTAATTTTGCAGCTTGATCTTCAAAGTATGCAGGAGAACCAACTAAATGTTTAAACCCTCTTATAGGAACAGCATTTTGTTTAGCTATTCTTAGTATCTCTTTATTCTGTGCTTCAAAATATGCAGGAGATCCCACTAAAGACTCAAAACCCTTTACGGGCATTGCATTTTGTCTACCTATACTTAATAAATTTGCTGGAGAACCAACTAAGTCTGCTCTACCACCTATAGGTACACGAGGAGCACCTACTCCTTGAGCAGCGTTGAAAGCAGGAGAGCCAAACGTAAATCTCGAACCAGTGATAGGGGATCTTGCTCCTCCTGCTCTAGCACCAGCTTCAAAAAATGCAGGAGAACCAAACTGAAATCTAGTACCTTGTAATGGAGAACGACCCATACCAGCACCAGCAAAACCTAACTGAGTAGGAGAACCCATCATGGTTCTTGTTCCTCCTATCGGAGAAGCTATCTGTCTGCCTATACTTTGCGATAGTCTTGCTTGCTGACCTTTTTCTTTTGTTATGGCTCGTTGAATTTTAAGCTCTTCTAGAGCTACTTTCTGTTGAGCTTTTGCTGTCTTAAAATCTTGTCTGCCATCAGCTAAAGATGCTTTATTAATTGCTCGTCTGGCTTTGTCTACTTTTAGTCCTTGGTCTGCTGCTTTCTGTACTAGATCGCCTATGCGTCTAGTTTCGACCATCGCAGCCCTTTGAGCATCTTTACTTTTTGTTATTTTTGCTTCTGTTCTCTGTGCTTTTTGACTACTACCTATATTTACTTTGCCAAGAGTCTTTATATCCTTTTTTATACTTTCAAGGTCTTTCTTTACCTGTGCCGTATTCAGTCTTATATTTACGCTATATTCAGATGCCACTGATTTTTGCAGAATACACGGATACTAAAAGTTTAGCGTACTTTACGAACTTGGGCTTGTCTTTTTGCTTTTTCGTAGGCTTCTTCTTCTCGTTCAGACTTTATCGTGAAATAAGCGTTCCATCCGTATAACTCTTGTACTGACATTCTTTCTCTAAGCTCCTTAAATGTGTACCCTAGTTGTTCCGCAATAAAAAATTGTAAATATACGAAATTATCTTCTTTTATTTTAGCTTTTTACGGCATCGGGGCTTTCCTCCTCGCCCATACTTTGCATCTTAGTCATAAGATCTAGCAATACTGCTAAAGGTATTTCTCTTCTAAGTGATGGTAAATCTGCTGCTGTAAACATCTTTGCACCTGATTCATCTTCGGCTTTTGTAACAATAACCTGTAGAGCAAAATCAAGACTTCCTTCATCCTGACCTTTGTTCATAGCTATTAGTGTACTGTTTATAGTATCTCTGTCAGCTATTGTAAGAGGCGACCAGAATATTTTTAGTATTAGTTCTTCTCCCTTAAACATGGAGTAACTACTGCGTTCTTCGACACTAAAGGCTTTCTTTAGTTTGTCGATTGCTCTTTCTGTTGCCATAAAAATGTATATCTATTCTTGTAGTATAACTTAAACTGTTGATTGTGTCTTTAATATGTAGATTGTCCTAACTTTACACTTCCAAATGCTTGGTCTATGTCCTGTGTAAGTTCTTCGGTTGCTATGTAATAGAAGTACCACTCAGGACTATTAGGTATTGGACTCGTATCTGCATTTATAGCAAATAAATCCTCGTAAAATTCAATCATAGCTACACCACGAGGATTACCCTCATAAGTCTTGCCAAATGTTTGATCGCTTGTTAATCCAAAATTAGACTCGTATGGACCAGCTTCTAAACTTCTCATTCTATTTATTACGAATCCAGCGTATTCTGTTTCGTTACCTACATATAAAGCTTCAGTTAGGGATGTTTTTATAATTGGTCCTGCTTCTGGTGCTCTAACTCCACTTCTATATCCTTGATTTTCTTTTCTTGGTTTTACTGGATCTACAGGTGTGCCTTTTTGTACTTTCCAGGCAGCGTTGAATGTTCCTGTCCAATACGGACTTCGGTACTGTAGAGAGAACTGTATTTTTGATGCTGCTTTTGCTTTACCTTGCAACACCATGTTCTCAATATCTTTTGTTAGATGCTTTATGTCCTTAAGCATTGGCGGTAAAATTGCAGTTTACAACACTCATAAAGTGACTTTGGTTGTCGGTTACAACAGATGTTGGACCGCTTATCTGACTAACTCTTGGGGTTACTGAAAAGGTATCAGAATAATCAGAAGCATTTACTGATGTCATTCCATCAATAACTGATTCTGCTATTGCAGCAGCTACCGCACTTCCCTTGTTAGATGGTGTCATAATCGCACACCTAATTGTTCCTGCGTAATAATCTGTAGCTGCTCCCTGCGGTTGAGTAGTAGATTGAGTAAAGTCTAAATTTACCATTACATATTTCTTTGTTTTCCCTGGAGTTGTGAATGGCATATTATCAAACACCACTGTCACTGTATTATCAGCAGCAACTACAGCAGTTTTTATTGCTGTTTCAAATGCTGCTCGTGCGTTTACTAAACTCATTAGAAAATAACGTCAACTCTGAATAGATACTCTTGACCGCCACGCAAAGTTCTTACATCTGTAATTTTTGCAACTCTAGTCGATCCAGAAAATGTGAGAGTGATCTCATCTGATAGTAGCGGTTGGCTGTCTCCTATAAGATCAGGTGTTATAAAAATTCTAGCTACATTTTCCTGATAACCAGTTTCTTCGGTGGATTGTATGAACTCTACGGGAACTTTTATTGTGTAGCTAGTGTCACTTGTAGTTACTGCACCAGTAGATGTGTTGTATGACGTAGATAATTTTCTAGTGTAGATAATTGTTGTGTCTAATGAGTCTCCTAGTTGAGATACCACCTGTTTGGCTACGTTTTTTAGTAGTGAATCTAGTTGTCCTGCCATTATCCTCTAACCACTCGTAGTTGAAAACTACCAGCACCACCTAGCATATACGCTCCAAGATAACTTTGGAGCCAAGGGTAAACATCAAGTATGTTGTTCACTGAACCCGTTCCTTGACTAGCAGTGTTGTACTTTACCTGGATGTCTCCTAGTTTTACTTCTTCAAAGTTTCCGTCTTTTCCTGTAGTTCCTGTTATTGCATCTGTGTCGTTTGCTAATGCTCTTGCCAGTTCATATTGTGCATATTTGATACCATTTGGAATTGTCGTACAAGCTAGTTCGACACCATCAACTTGATAGTTTGTTCTAGGGAACTTTAATGCCTGACTTTCATCACATCTATCGCCATAAAATACTAAGGTATCAATCCATCGGGTAGCTGATATTAACGCTCTTTTCTTCTGGTCATCTGTTTTGTTAGTCCAAGTTGAAGAATCTGGAGAGGTATCAAAGTAATCGTTAGATTCAGATAAAGTGACATAGCTATTAGCAGTTTCACTTTTTATAGTTGCATTTATGGTAGCTGCCACGATTGATAGAGTAATTTAGTTTTATTGTAGCGTAAAGAAAAAACCCCACCAATAATTGATGAGGTTTGATGACCACAATTTAATCTTAGTATAAATTAAGACTTTAGGGCATTAGATAGTGGTGTGTTTACAAAGATTTCAACCATAGGAATCTGGTCAATATCATAAGTTACACCGTAGTTAGAACCAGTTCTAAGTGCAGCGTTTGTTGGGTTATCAGCAGCATTTGTCCACTTAGTACCCATAACGTGATACGCAGTATGGTAGTCAACAGACATGACATCTTGCTTAGATAAGATGTTTCTTTCTGCTTCAATACTTAGCTCAGATTGAACACCCTCAAGAATTGTTCCTGACTTCATTAAGTAGCAACGGAACTCCTGACGATTACCAGTAGTTGTTGGGTCGTTGATGTTTACCTGAGAGTCGATGACAACTGTACAACCAGCAAACTGACCGATTGATCTATCAGTTACACCAACACCGCCACCACCCCAAGTTACTGCACCGCCAGCAGCAAGAGCAGATGTTGAGAATGTTAATAGACCTACTTGGTATAGGTAGTAAGCAACCGCAGGGTGAACTATAAGAAGATCAAGTTCTTCTCCTCTTTCTCCTATAAGAGAACGAGCT